GCTCCATGATAACTATCACTACTATTATAAGCGGCTAAAAACCTAGTGCTTGATGAGTTGGTTCGTACATTACCACTAAAAGTAGCATCACCATTAACATCAAAACTTTGTCTTATATTCCCATCACCATCTGAAATGATAATGTTGTTAGATGATGTTGCTATTGTACTACCCGTATTAGAACCAATGATTACGTTATTAGAACCCGTTGTAATTGCATTACCCGAATTATAACCAACAACCGTATTATTATCACCTCCTTGTATTGATTGTAAAGATTCGTGTCCTATTGCAGTATTGTAGTTACTTGCAGCAGTTTGTGATGCAGTAACACCATCCATAGAATCATAACCAATAGCAACATTATAGTTCGATATGCGTTGGTTAAACATTGTTTTAGCACCTAATCCGACATTATAACTTCCGCTTCTGTTGTCATACATAGAGTATAAACCAATTGAAGTATTATATGAACCCGTTGTAATACCGAATTGCGATTGTGTGCCAAAAGCAGTATTCTTATTACCCGTAAAATCAGCACTATTAAAAACTCGGTATCCAAACCCCGTATTTTCAATACCAAAATCATTTTCATTAATAGCAAATGCACCACCTATTATATAATTAAACTTATCAGTTCCATTTGTTGTCGGTTGTAATAAGTATACATTACTATTTACAGTTGCTATTGCAGAAGTTCCTCTTAATTCTCCCGTAGTATTGTTCCAAACTGCAACTCTACTTTCCACACTCGCCCCATCTGCCGTTACATCACCTCCCGATGCTACTTCAAAAGCATAACCACCTATTCCATCAGCAGTTAAAACATATCCATCACTAGTACTCGTTATACTTGAAATAGCACTTGTACCATTACCCAATAAAATACCCGTTAATGTAGTTGCTCCCGTACCTCCATTAGCAACACCTAGTGTACCACCTATGGTAATAGTTCCACTTGTGGTAATTGGTGAACCCGTAACAGTTAGTCCCGTTGGAACACTTATTCCTATTGACGTAACCGTTCCCGTAGTTGCGGTAACCTCAATAACATTCCCATTAGAATCTACTCCTAATGTTTTTGCTAATGTTCCCGTAAAAGTACCTCCACCATAATTATGAAGACGAGCCTTTCCCGTAGAATCAAAAGATTGATAAACCGTACCCGCACCATCAGATATTACAATATTATTAGATGTTGTTGTTATATCATATTCTAAAATAGTTGGACTAGCTGCTCTATATCCACTAAAAGAACCTAAAATAACATTGTTTGTACCCGAAGTAATTAAATTACCCGAACCATATCCAATTGCAATGTTTTTATCGCCCGTATTGATTTGTAAACTCTTGAATCCTAAAGCCGTATTCCCATCTCCAACAAGATTAGTATATAAAGATTGATATCCTAAAGCTACGTTTTGTGTTCCCGTTGTATTAGAGTAAAGAGATTCATAGCCAATTACAGTAGAATAATAAACATTAAGAGCATTATACATTGAATGATATCCAATGGCAATGTTGCCTCTACCCGTTGTTTCGGTATATAACGCAGAAGAACCAAAAGATGTATTCTCCCTCCCCGTTGTCATAGAAAAAGATGCTTTATAACCAAAAGCACTATTATCATCACCCGTAAATCCTACTTGACTTAAATTATCCTCTCCAAAACCCGTATTAAAACCATCCGTATTTAATGCTATATTTCCTCCACCAATATTGTAATTTTTTATATCACTAGGTACATTGTTCGGTTGGTATAACGTAATAGTACCATCGGATGCAATCAATAGATTACTTGAGGCACTAACCGCACTTGTTCCGTTTCCAACAATAACTCCCGTTGGTAAGTTTGGCAATGCATTTGCTCTACCCGCTCCCATTACCTTTATTGTAGCATTTGTTGTTGGATTAACTCTAATAGCCATTCCAATGTTCTGTATTAAATTAGCTACCCCCGTTGGTGCTACATTAGTTAAGTGTCCCGCTTCTGTGGCTGAAACATATAATACATCTCCTTCTGTTAATGTAATACCCGTTTCTATACAATCAGATAAATCAATTCCTCTAGCACTTCCAAGTGTATCTACCTCAAAACTAGCATTTTGATTTGCATCATCAGCAGCTATACCTACTGCCGTCATTGTTGTTGTAGAATCTGCTTTAGCTAATTGAACTTCGGGTGTGTTTCCACTCAATCCCGATATATAAACTACTTGTCCCTTTAAAACAGAACTTCCAATCATTTTAGCTGCAAATCTTACTGAACCATTTAAATCACCAATAAAATCGGGTGATGTAACACTAGTAGTAAAATTTGCAGTTGTACCCGTTACCGCAGCATCAAATGTTGTGCTACCAAATGTATTCCCATCAGCAGTACTCAGTATCGCTAGTGTAGCCGTATTTCCCGAAGTTAAAACTTCTTCTAAAGTTTGATTATCTGATGACTCAGTAAAATACAAAGTACCACTACCATCCGTAGATAACACTTGTCCCGAAGTACCATCTGCATTTGGAAATGTGTAAGCGTTATGGAATCTAATTGCAGTATTTGAAAGATATAATTGTGAACCATTTCCTCCACCATCAGTAATCCTAATAAGACTAGACGTAAAAATTCCGTTATCTGTGGTTTTTAATAAACCTAAATAACTATCCTTTATTTTATTTCCTGTTAATGCTGCCATGCTTATTTCTTTTTTCTCATTTCTCTTCTCAAATCCTTAAATAACTGTGCCTGTTTCTTCCATATAGCGGGGAAAAAGAATGGATGAGGCTTTGTTCCGTTTTTCAATACATCCATTATAGCAATTCCAATACCATCTTCACTAAAACCCCTAGATATAAAGTAATCTGTTAATCTTTTTATTACATCCCCTCCTTCTCCCTTCATTCCTCTAAATGTACTAGCGTATGAAGACAAACTAGATGGTGGATTTGCTCTTTTTCTTGTTCCAAACTCAACAAATGCTCCGTGAACAGAATCAACAACCAACTTCCATTCGCCTCCCTTTTTTGGAGTAATCTTCTTTTTTACTCTTAAACTCTGTTTTAAATCTCCTTGATCAACAGATTTATTCCTAACTAAATTTAATTCAGCNTCTTTTTTTGAACCCTCAATAAANTTGTTAAATGCCATTTCAATGTTTTTATTCTTCTTNGCAAACATTGATGAAACATGAGCATTAAATTTATTACTATTACTTCTAAAACTGATACTCATTCTATTACGTTACAAACTAGTTCAATAATTCTTTGATAACTCTCTTGAGCGGAAATAGAAACAACGCTATAATCCTTGTCCCTCCAATTAATGAAATTAGACTTAGTTAACAATGGATCCAATTGAGCGTTTCTTATTCTAAAAACCCAAACTCCTTCTAATACATTTTGATTTCCGGTTAAATCTTGTCTATCTTCTCTCTTTTGATAGATGTCTGCCCAAGTACTTAGTACATCACTTTCAGCATCAAAAGAACGTTGTCCTGTTGTGCTTGTAGTATAAGTCCTAGATTTAATAGTTATTCTCTCCCTCATATTACAATAGGTTTGTACGGAGACATTAATTGAATTGTCTCTGTGGGTGGCGCCGTAGGTACATCCTTATCAAAGAAACTTCTATTATTATCGTACATAACCTTAATGTAAGCGAGTGTAGCTAGTTTTATTTCACTTGGGACGGAGGATCCATCCGAATTATAGTAAATGTTTACTGTTTCATATGATTTTTTGAAATCTAAAACCAAACTTCTTGCTCTACTATTAGTTAATCCATAAGTCCAATAATCAGTAGATTCAGTAAACGTACCACTACCATCTGAATTAAAAGTATTATAAGTTACGTTAGTAATAGTAGTTACAGGAGAAAATAATAAATCAATATATTTTTCTGTAGAATCATATTGAATTACAATATCTCTGTCTCTTAGTGTTTGCTTGAATTGCCTTTCTATATAAGAAGCAGCAGCTTGAAACATATCACCAATAAGAACATCATCAGTAGAGTTATCTACCTTCAGATAGTTCTTTATTTCAGTTAATGTTAAATAATCAAAACTATCAGCTTTGTCCACTCGCATCAGAAATAGTATAATTAATCATTCTCTAATTCTTCAATTAAACGAGATTCTTTCCATCTTTTGTCAGCATCCTTACCAAACTTTTCTAGGTATTGCTCTCTTAAAGAATTAATATCATCTACTTCTTCTTCTTTGGTTTCTACCTCAACCTTTAATTCCTTAGTCTGAACAACTTGCTTTTCTTCCTTCTTAACGAAATCATATGTTTCATAAATAGCTTGTCCTGTTTTGATTAAGTGTTGTTGATCAGATTTAGAAGAAACATCTAAAATATCTCCTATTTTAAATCTCTTGCCTTCATGCAAGAAATCAACTTTTACTTTCATTTTTGCCATACTACTTTGATTTTAATAAATGTTCTAAAATTTTATTATTTAAATTTTCTATACTACCTAGCCTATGTCCTATTTCATTTCTAAATTGTTGATCAGAAGTACTATTAATTTTTACCTCACTCTCTATGTTGGTAACCTTCTTTTCTAGATTATCTAGTCTATTGTCGTGTTGCTTCAAGGTAGCGTTCTGTTGCTTATCAATTAATTTGTGTCCAAGAACACTTCCTCCGGCTCCTGTTGCTCCAACTCCTAATAATGCCATCAATTCTGCCCAATGCTGAGTAAGCCATTCGTTCATTATATTATTTAATAATATCTTGCGCTTC